GAGTATGTGTGTCGTAATGATACCGTACGTCACATATCCGATAGGGTATCGTGTGTGTTACATACCAGACCGGGTGGTCGGTATGCCATATAAAGTGGCGGGGTTTAGCGGTGGTTATCAGGTGGATGGGTGGGGGTGGGTGTGGTGGTGGCATGGCAAGCCCCTGCCGGGGTGCTCCACCAGTCATTGGGACTCCAACAGCTATATTCTCTCTCCTCTCTCCTCTATATCTCCTCACGGAGAAGATACTCTCTAACCTCCTATAACATCCATATAACCTGATATACTTACGGTATGTACTACTCGCTACCTCTGCAAAGGCCATACCTGTGACCCGGCGGCAGTTTGGGGTCAGCTCTGTAATTCGCATCTCGCCCCAAGACGGTTGGAATCCGTCAGTAGTACAGACCTTCCTACTTAGCTCAGCGGAAGAGCGTTCGGCTGTTAACCGAATGGTCGCTGGTTCGATCCCAGCAGTAGGAGTTCCCTCATGCATGTAAACGCACCGGGGATGACGTTATGCCTTGTGGACCTTTCTCATCTTTCTGCCACAGGGCGTAGCGTTATGATAGAGTAGAGTTGCCACCGAGAGGTGAGCTGTATAGAAAGAACAGAAACCTCCTCTTCTGTCCCGACATATACTAACTCTGCAAACAGAAAAGACCAGTCAGCCACGCTGGTCTTTTTTGTTGCTATACTAACAACATGTACGAATATGGAATCAAATACAAACGTGTCATTGACGGAGATACTTTCGTCTGCGATATCGATCTTGGTTTTGGGATATGGCTTGCTGATCAGCACTGTAGGCTGCATGGAATTGATACGCCTGAGAAGACTACGGCAGAAGGCAAAGAATGCATCCTTGAAGCCAAGTTCTGGTTTGATGACGCAGCAGCCAAGCTCGAAAAGTTCTCAATCCAAGTAGAAGCTAAGGCAGACAAGTATGGTCGCAGGTTGGTCAACGTACGCACTGACAAGTCACCTTGCACACTAAACGAGCAACTAGTGCGAGACGGACACGCTGTCCCATATTCTGGTGGAAATAAACAACTAGCTTGGGCTAAGCCACCGATAAACCGAAAACGGATTACAGCAGTACCAGTTGTTGAATAAAAAAAGCCCCTCTGTGAAGGGGCTTTTTACTTCGCTCGACCTAAATGTCATATCGGCATGATGGGTGGACTTTTTAAGTTTTCATCGCGTTGCACACACATAATACCATACTTACCTACGGTATAATATGACAAGGCTCCGGTGGTGGAATGGTAGACACGACAGACTTAAAATCTGTTATCGCAAGGTGTACGGGTTCGAGTCCCGTCTGGAGCACCAATGTGCAGATAAATGGTAGATAAATGGCAGCTACACTTAAGTATATTCAACCAGACGCAGAAGAATTTATGATTCACCTAGCTCGTGTATCATCCGACAACGAAAATAACCCTAATTACGAACGATTACTCAACTACTGCATGAAAGAAGGCCATTGGTCTGTATTTGAAATGGTTGACGTAACCATGGAAATTTATACGTCTAGGGCTGTATCCGCACAAATATTGCGCCATAGAAGCTTTCGCTTCCAAGAATTCAGTCAACGGTATTCTGATCCTAGCAAGATTGAGATGGACCTGCCTGTTATGCGTCGCAAAGGCAGCACTAACAGACAGGGGAGCGTCCCATTTGAAGATGAGGAAACACAATTCCAAATGAACAACAAAGCACTTGCTCCAGTTCTTGTTGCTATACGCGCATATAACGATCTTGTGCAGTCAGGGGTAGCCTTAGAGTCAGCTCGCATGGTATTGCCTTTGTGTGTAGGCACACGCCTCTACATGAAAGGCACTGTGCGTGACTGGATGCACTACTGCCGTGTCCGCATGGATAAGCACACACAGGAAGAGCATCGCTTAGTCGCTACAGATTGCTGGAATGTACTAAAAGAAGTGCTTCCTGTTACAACAACAGCCTTTGAAAAATACCATTTAGGGTCTGAATCATGACGTTGTTGATTGATATAGGCGTTGATTCTGATATTCGTGTTGAAGAATTGCCTTCGGGAGCGTTTGAAATTACGCTACATGGCCACAAAATCAACAGTCCGGACATCGGAACGGCTTGTACGGTAATTTATTTAAAAATGATGCATGGAGTAAAGGTTCCATGCAGATTTTTTATAGAATTACAACAACGTGCAATAGAAGAGTATTACTTACGGTATACTGAAAGACATGAACCTACTTAAACCCGGACCCGGATGTAATATTTCCGTAACGCAATCGTTGGATTTTACAGAAAACAACAACATCTTGTTTACTGTAACGATGAATGGCACAGAACTAGTCAAAGGTAACGTTGTTACTGTAGCCAAGTGGATGTGTGACGCAGCTACAGACGTAGAAATCAAGGTACCTAGCAAGTTTGTTATTAGTTTTGTGAAAATGGCGTTGGAATCCGTATCGTGAAGCTAGAGGTTGAATGGTGCGGTAAGCCAGAAGACGATTATCGCACCTTTCTTCCTGTCCGCAAGACACCAGCGTCTTCAGGTGTAGATCTTAAAGCGTACAACGCTAGGCCAATTACAATCAAACCCGGCTGTAATGCACTTATAAACACTGGATGGAAGGTTAAAATCCCGGAAGGTTATGAAGCGCAAGTCCGATCTCGTTCTGGATTAGCGTATAAGCAATCCATATGGGTACAAAACTGCCCCGGAACTATTGATCAGGACTATCAAGGGGAAATTCTTGTATTGCTATATAACGGCAGTCAAGACAATAGGGTTATTTTAAAAGGTATGGCTATTGCGCAATTAGTAATTGCTCCAGTAGTACTTCCTGACATTGTTGCTGTTGCAGATGATGTTTTATTTGAGATTCCAACACAACGTAAAGACGGTGGATTTGGAAGCACTGGTGATTATTAATGCATTTTGAACACTATAGGAATAAATATCAAACAGTAGACGTAGCTACTGATTGGAATTTATCAGGACCTTTGTTTAATGTATTGAAATACATTCAACGACGCGGAAGAAAAGACAGTAATTCTACGCAACAAGACTTATTAAAAGCTATTTGGTACTTAGTTTATGAGTTAACAAAGGATAAAGATCTCTGTAATAACACTATAGAGAGCCTTGGGGTTAAACTTTATGAAGTTAAAAAAAGTGAGCTTTGTGCATGCCCAGAGTGCAGAAAAGCTAGACTTGTAACTCAAAAACAGCTATAATCAGGCACCCTGAAACAATATCAAACAGGGACAACAACTACCAAAAGATAACGAGGGAGCTTTAAAAACTCCCTCGTTATTTGTTTAACAGGTACACTTACTTGCTGGTTTTTTGCAGTGAGTACACATCTTTTCTCCGTTGTGATCCATATCATCACCTTTATACATGCCCTTTTTCATGCCTTTTTTCATGCCTGAATACATGCCTTTTTTAACTTCAGCTGCCATTACATACCTCCCATTGCGCCCGGTGGCATACCGCCTTGTCCCTGTGGAGACATTCCGCCTTGTTCACCGCCACCGCCACCGCCGTGCATCTGCTTGTAGAGCTGCACAAGCTGGACTTGCATCTGTTTAAATTCATCTTCAGACTTAATTGCGCCTGATTGATACAGTTGAGTTAAGCCTTCCATTGCGCCTTTAATATCGCCCTGCTTAACCATTTCTACGATCTGCTCAAGCGGATTACCGCCACCCTGCCCACCACCTTCTTGCGGTGGCATCTGCTGTGGCTCATTACCGGCACGGACCATTCCAGATAATTCTGGCATTTGACTAGGTGGCATTTTTAACACTCTTCCTTTTTTTCAACTCCATTGAGATGAATACCCACATTTTAACTAAAACTTTATCAGAAAGCACTAACAGTAAATACTTAAACAATAGTTTTAACAGATTCACTAATAACCTCCTATTACTTACGGTATAATTAGCACTGGAGGAACACTGTGCTTAATCATGTTACATTAATCGGAAGGCTAGTTGCTGACCCAGAAACAAGATCCACGCCTAATGGAAAGTCTGTTTGTAGTATTCGTATTGCTGTGGATCGTAAAGGCCGAGAGAAGGAGACTGATTTTTTCAGCTGTACGGCTTTTGGTCAAACTGGCGACGCGCTTGGTACATATGCTCAAAAGGGTCGCTTAATTGCTATTACAGGCAAGATTCAATTAGATAATTACATAAACAAGGATGGCGTAAAGCAGCAGTCAGTTAAAGTGCTTGTTGACGGATGGAACTTACTGGATTCACGTAAAGAGCAGGATTCAGTAGCTCCAAACCCTAAACCAGCCGGAAAACTACAGGTAGACGATATTGATGATCCGTTTGCAGATTAATCAATAAGATTTAATTTAACCGCCTCAGCATAAGCCTTTGATCTTGCATTGTGTCCAGAGACATTTAGTTTGAAGTAAATGTTTTCAAGACAAGCATGCACAGTTCGAGGGCTTATTTGCAATTCAAGGGCAATTGCTTTTGATGTCATGCGTTTTCCCACGCGAGAAATAACGTCACGTTCTCTATTAGACAGATGTACCATAAACACAGTATACCGTAAGTAATGTTAATGATGTGATGCTTATAGTATGATGAATACTGAGGTGTATTATGGGCGTTATCAAAAAATATCAAAATCCATCTGGTGGCTTAAATGCAGCTGGACGTGCGCATTACAACAGAACAACAGGCTCCAATTTAAAGCCTCCTGCCCCTAATCCAAAGACTAAAGCTGATGCTGGAAGGCGAGCTTCTTTTTGTGCACGTATGTCTGGAATGAAGGCAAAAAACACATCTAGTAAGACAGCTAATGACCCAAATAGCAGAATTAATAAGTCGCTTAGAGCATGGAATTGTAAGTAGTACGGAATGTAACTATGGCTAAACCAACTACCGGAAGACGATGGCGCGTTGTATCGACAGGTTACTTTGGTACACCAAAAGCGTCATCTGCAAAAACACCAGCATTGCGCAGGAAGTACATGATGGAAGGCGGCCCAACTACGGCTGTTGGTGACCGTGTCAGCATTGGTGACATTGCTGTTCCGTCAAATGTTCCTTTAGGTAGTAAGATTTTTGTACCGGGGTACGGTTGGGGTATAGCTAAAGATCACGGTGGGGCAATACGTGGGAACCGCATTGACTTAGCATTTGGCGGAGTAAATGCAGCTGGAACAGCACATAACCCAGAAGCTGAAAAGAAAGCTTTATCTTGGGGGAAAAAGGCGCACACTGTATATGTATTTCCTGCGTCTTATCAAATTCCTACTGATCATTCTCCGCCACAAGCATATAGGAATGATTTAAGTAACAAGGGTAAAGCACCAGTAAAAGTCGCTATTGCAAACATACTTCCAAAAGGAAATGGAAACCTTCCGTCTAGGTCTATTACAAGTAAGAAGGAAGGAAATGCGCTACGAGACAAGATACTTGCAGCGTCTAAAAAAAGCCCAGTTATACCTACTACAAAACCAGCCACAGCTGATTCTAAAGCATGGTTTACGCACGTAGAATCATTTAATTTTAATGACCCAGTGCATGGATCACAAGACCCATCAAAATTCTTAGGTTGGTCTGAAGTTGGATCAAGAGCTTACAAACAAAAAATAGACAATATAGTTAATTCAAGTGATTCTCCTGAACAAAAACTAGGCGCTATTGAAGAAATTAAAAATGGCATTGAGTATCAAAAAGTAAAAAACAGAATGACACCTAAAGATGCAATATCTGCATCTGATTACGCTGACTCTAAGATTGAGTCAGTTCAAAGCAGTTTAATGAAACCTACGGTGCAACCTGCTAAAGAAGAGTCATTTGTTTTAAAAAATGCGCAGCAGAAAATAGATTCGTCTAAAATTTCAACTACTAAACCAGTTGCTACAGTATCTGGTTCTAACATAACAGCTAAATCAAGGGTGACATCGCCAATTCAGATGCAGCAATCAGTTGAAACTGGTATCCGCCAACCGTCACTACCTATTAAAAAACCTAAAATGACAGGCAGTATTGTAAAAGATCAGTCTGGTAATACTGGAGCAAATCCTGCAAAACCACAAGCACCAACAAAAACAGTACAAACATCAATGCCAGCATTAACTCAGCAAGTGCGAAGTCAGGTTAAACCGGCTGAGCAGAAAGCGGAAATTAAATCCAACGCTAATCCACAAATTAAAGGTACTGCTGATCAATCTGTTTCAGGTGTAACTAAACCTCTTACTACAAGAAAAATCTCCACAAACGCAATTTTAGAATCACCTTTAAATGAGCCATTAGAACCAGTTGATCCTGCAAAAACAGCATCGCCAAAAGTATCAACGCCAGAAGTTCAAACACGCAAACCTAATTCCGTTTTGACTAACTATATTAAACGGATTAATACAATTGACTCTCTTGTTGATCCGTCACAATATTTGCAACGTAAAAAGATGTTCTTAAAAGAGCAGGCTGCAATCAAGGATGCTAACAACAACTTGACAAGTTCGGAGAGAAGTAAATTATTAGATACACTGGGTGCATACCCAGAAGATAATCGCAAACCGCAAACACTAGGCGGTGTTGTTAGAGCTGGTAATAATGCTGCACAAGGAAGTAAACGCTAATGATGGGGTCAATGAGGAAGCACATGAATACATTGTCATATAGAAACTTGTTGAAAATTGAATCTAAGGAACACGGCAGTAAAATCTCGTCTGGTGAAAAATTAAGTGCAATGGAACGAAAAGAGCACAACTTGCCTTCTAATCCATCTATTGCAATGATGCAGCGAGCTGAAGCTAGAGAACACGCAGGTAAAAAAGGATTAGTTGCAAAGCCTAGTGCAGCTAAAACAAAGCAAGCAACTATGGTTTACAAGGCTAATCGAGGGAGATAAATAAATGGCATCGGCATTGACATCCGCATTAATTCCTACAACATCTCCAAATCCATCTAATCCAACTGGTGTAAACGATGATGATATGGATTTGTTTGACTCACTTTTTGGTGCGCCAACACCTGTTGTAGAAGGCCCACGTGTCCCAACATGGATGGCTCCCAAAAGCGGATATCAATTCCATGAATTTAAACCTGATGCTTGGAGTAGCGATCAAGATGTTGTTCAACAACAGGTAACAGAATTAGAAGATTACATATCTAAACGAGGAGCTGGACGTAGCCCATCTATTGTTGCAAATGAATGGCTCACATTAAAACGAAAAGAAGGTTCTCAGAAATCTCCATTTCAACAGCGCGTAAAAGATCAGTACGGAGTTGATGTAGTAGATGACCCAGTTGGATTTCGAGACTTTATGGCATCTACACCTACTGCAGACACAGCTGCTAAGGTTGTTGAATTTTCAAAAATAAAACCAGTACAACCAGTCCCGGAAACGTCATTTACCAATTTTATTGACCAAGCTTTTCAAAGCCATGTATCCGATGAGATGAGGTCCCAAGCAGGTAGGGTTAGTGGTCGTGGTTTACATCACGAATACGACTCTGCGTTAATGCACGTCATTAATAGGACACGATCTGGTGACCCAAACTTAATGGGCACTGCATTTGCACACGCTCAAGAAGTGTCTAGGGTTAAACCCGGAGACGATCCAAATACATATCGCCCACAATTGCAAGCTATGTCTACCCACGCAGAAATGGCTGCGCTTGGTGAGACTGATATGGATGCGTTTTTAAAACGTAAAAAAATTAATGAATATTATGCAAGCCCAGCAGGTCGCAAAGAATCTGTTGCTCAAAGAACAACATGGGAGTTTGTAAAAAACCATATAGCTGAATTAAGGACCGAAGCTGGTAAAGGGAATAAAATTGCTGCAGCAACTTTAGGTTTAGTTGAAGGAGCTGCAAAACAAGGCAAGCAGTATCAAGTCAGCGGCATTGATGACGCAGAGGCATCTTTTGAGCGATTTAAAGAATCTCCTGCGGGAAAATATTTAACCGGCGTTACCTTAAGTCAGTTAAATGGTCAAGGTATTTTTAATCTTCCTGAAGCTAAAGACGCAATGAAGCAAGTTGCTGACGGAATGTTGAATCCTGATGACGCAAAATTGCTAGGAAGTAAAATTCGACTTGGGACTACATTAAAAGATATGTTGTCCCCTAAAGGTATTAAAACGCCTGAAGATGAAGCACAGTACGACGCAACAGCTAGATTGTTTCAGAATCAATTAGATAATGGATCTACATCAGAGGATGCTGCTAAACCACTTGGTCGATTTACTAATGCTGATTTTTTACACGCAATAACTGGGTACACAAAAGATACTCCTAACAATGTTGGGTTGTATGCTCAGCATGAGCGGTCTCCAATTTTTACTCCGCAAACAACTACTGGTACGTTCCCTATTGCTTCTAATCAAACTGCATCGATGAACGTACAAGGTTGGGGAACAGCTAAAAACCAACCGCAATTCTTAGGTAATTTAGTATCTAATCTTGATTTGACTATGGATCAGCGCAATAAATTAGCTGATGTAATGGGTCTTTTTGGCGATCGTCGTGATGACTTTTTAATTGGTATTAATAATCCGCCAGCAGATTTTCAATCAACATTACAAACATTGGCAAATAAGGTTGGTAGTGAAACAGTTGCATTGACTGGAGCACAACAATCAAATAGGACTACATCAACAATATCTAACGCCACACAGAGGTTGATGGAAGGTCTTGGGTCACTAGGATTAGATCCAGCTACTGTACAAGATTTACGAGCTACGTTATGGGAGCCTATTTCAGGCGCAAGAGTTCAATTGCAGGGTAATTCTGAAACTGGTGCAAGGCGGCTTTTACCAGACATGTATCACTCGTTTGCGCAGACTCCAGATGGCAAACCAATTTATTTACAACCAACAAAAAACATTACTGGCACAGATGAATTCAGGATGCAAATGAGTGATTTGTTCACTGCCGGTGCATCGGATTCTAAGCTTAGGTCTGAATTAAATAAAAATATGTCATCCGTTTTAAATGACAATCCAGACACTGGATCTGTTTTATTTGACGGCGATCAAAAAATGTTTTCGTACAGATTAGAGAAATCATTGCGATGGTTACATAGAACGGCGCAATTAAATCCTGATCTTGCTGCGGACATTGAACGCAATTTAGGTATTCAATCAATCCTTGGTCAATCTGAGGATGGCTTTACTAAAGACGTTTTAAAGTCATTGAAATCAAATGACTCTGGCGAAATTGGTGGAGTCACCACAAAATTTAACTACCTTGGTGGCATTTTAAAAGACAGCACATTAGAGAAGACTGTTATTCCGGGGCCAAATCCAAAAGGTCCTCGTGATCTTACAAGCCCAGTTGAACGCGCTGTTTTAGGTGGAATGGAAGCTGAAGACGCAAAACGCCGACGAGCTACAAACCATTTATTTGCAGTTGAAAATGACATCAGCCGCGGCATTACTGATGGCCTTGATAACCTGACAATGATGGCTGATGCTACGACTGGTGATATTAATTCAGCGCGAACAAATACACGTAAGAGCGTATTAAATTCTGCAATTCAATCACTGTCTAGGAATCAGGTGTTTAGAGCTGACGATGGCCGAGGATTAGATCCAAAAGCAGAAGAAAAACTTACTAAATACGTTGATGCATTAATGGCTGCTACATGGACTGGTGGTGATGAAAATAGTCCTAATGTAGCTGCTGCAAAACAAGATTTGTATGATTACATTGACACTAAGAAAATTAGCGTCACGTCATCATCAGTTGAGGCTAGAAATGCTGCATATCGCAAGTCAGTTGAATTAAACGACAATGTAGCTGCTGCAAAACTATTAGACCCTGTACGGCATTTACTAGAAGAGGGAACGCCATATGGAGCAAAAAACAAAGCAGTTGTAGAAGGCTTACAGCAAAAAATTGGCTTACTTGAATTAAGTAAAGAAGGGAATGATGACCCGGATTCAATTAAGCATTTAAATGAGGTTATTGGAGCATACAAGCAAACGTTAAACAGAATGCTTGACCCAAACACAACATTTAACCAAGGCGGATTAATGACGTTGGCTGATTACGAAAAACGAGGATTACCCGGTGTTCGTAAATTTGGACAGACAACACAATCAGGTGCGCCATTCGGAACATTATTGCCTTTCAGTCAAATGACCGATGCTGAAAAAATGGCAGACGCAGAAGAAGCCGTCAATCGATGGCTTGCTGGTCAAGATGTTCCAGCATGGAATAAAGTTGATAAATCAATTAAGCGTGGTGCAGGTCAAGACTTGTTGCGATATCCATCGTCATTTGAAGGCACAGAGCTTTTTGAGGCCGAGGGTTGGTCCGAGAAAATGGCTCAATCATTTGCTGATGAAAAAGGCGTAAAGCAAGAAGCTAAACCAATTGACGCACAAATAAAATTTACGTTAAAAAATGGACGACCTAATCCTAACGTAACAATTTCACGTCGCGTAATTAAACCAACTGAATCAAATCCTGTTTACAAGGTTGTATATGAAGCAAAGGAATTTCAAGATACACCAAATGGAAAACAGGTAATTGCTAAAGCAAAATTAATTCCAAAGAATGGTCAACAATCAGCAGAAAGTAAAGCTTACGATAAAGTTGCGTCCGCTAAAGCTGACGTTGATGCAATTTTAGATCAAGTAAAAAACTTACCAGAAGTTGCTGCATTACGTGCAAAGTTAGATAAGGTAACCGAAAAGTTAAGCACAACTTGGAATGAATACGCAGATGCTAGTGACAACTGGAATTCTATGTCTGCTGCGGAACAATCAAACAATCCACAAGCAAAAGCACGATTAGAACGCGCCAGAGAGGCTTTAAATACCGTAGACAACGATATCACTACGGATGACTTTAAGCGCCTTGCGGATTTAGCTCCAAGTAAATTTCCACAAGTTGTTAAAGCAATACGTGATTTAAATGAGGCTGAACAAACAATACGCACTTTTGCTGATCCGAAACACAGGAATATAAACAACTTTGTTGTTGGTGAATATGCAAAGTTGTATACACGTCAATCAGGTGGAGCAGCCATGTTTACACCTGAAGCTAGAACACAAGCTGAGCGTTTACGTGCTGCAGCTTTAATGAAAGGCCCAAAGGTTGAAGAAGGTGTTGTATTACCCGGACGAACTGCCGATGCACAACGTCGAATTGATACTCAAGAAGCTCGCGTAAGAGCTGGAAGCCCAGCTGTAGATCTTGGCTTTGAGCCAACTAATGATTTGTTCTACGACATCGGTAGTGGATTTCATTTATGGGATCCAACTGCGTCTAAGCCAGCAAAAATTCAACCTCGTGAAAAGGCAACCTTTGACTTTACTAGCCCCGGTAGGCAAGGGTCAACAGATATGGACGCACCGGGAGATCCGGGTCGTGAAGGTAAGTTAGGGCCTATACCACCATTACCTCCTAAGCAGACTGTTGGTATTCCAGCTAAACCAGTTAGTAGAGTAGCTATGCGTACTTCTACTGCATTGGGTTGGATGCGCTCACAGCCAATGTATCAACAAGGAACACTGCAACAAAGAAGGATAATGGACGACGTTGCAAAGTCATTTACGTTTAAATTACCAACGAGTATTCTAGAAGGCGCTCGATCAAATATGACTGAGGCGCAGAAGCGTATGTACGCAGCAGAAATGCAAGTAAAAACGTTACAGGATATGGAAGTTGCAAGACGTAAAAAATTGATAGGAAATCGCGAAATTAAACCTGACAGCATGATTCATAATGCTAGATATGTAGGCTTAAAGGTTGACGGGGAAAATTACTGGCTAGACACAGATAAGTATCTGGAGTTAGTTAAAAAAATCAGCACTAATAAGATTACTGACTTTTCACAGATCTGGGAGCATGGTGGAGACAGTTTGATTGTCAAGCATGTTCCATCTCGTGGCACTACAAAGCAACCTACTGAATTAGTAAAAGCTGCAGATGTGCCCGGTGCTACTGAAAACGTAAAACGTATTAGTAAGTCACGTGGTGTACCTCGCAACCTTATTATTACTGCTTTTACGCTTGGGCTTAATAACCTTTTAGATACGTTCAGGGCTGGATTTAGCGAGACGCAGAAAAAACCGGAGAAGAAATAATGCCACCAAAAAACAATCCGTTAGGTGACGTTGGACTTTTTAAGATGCTAAACGCATCAGCCGAAGCAATAAACAACAGGCCTTTAAATACATCTGTAAGGTTTAATGGCGCAGTACCACAGGTAAATAGTGTCTATGCAGATAAGGCATCTGCTTTTAAAGGAGGGGCGGCTGGTTCAGCATTAGCATCTACACTGGGACCTGTAGCTCAAGAAGCTGCTAATGCGTACATGTTTCGTGTACCTAATTATTTAAATGCACTACAACAACCCGGAATTAACAACAAAGTTAATGCATTGCAAGGTGCATTAATGGTAGAGGGCGCTGGATTAGTATCTGACATTGGTGTCAAAGGCTTACTCGCGCTTATTGCTGGCGTAGCACCACAAACGATTCCAGCTATGCCAGTTATAGCCCCAGCTGCTAACTTTGTAAAAGATTACACATCCGGAATGACTATTGATCCAATGATAATGGATTATGCGTCTAAAAATGGTGTTGGTAATTTATTACCCAAAAGTTGGAATAATCCAAATAACCCAATTGATAAACCAATTACTGATTGGGCAGCAAAACAATATTCTGGACATCCGTTTATTAAACATGTGGTGCCAGCAATGCAGCACGTTAATGCTAGAGGGGCTGGCATTGCCGTAGGTAATATGTATAATTCAATTAAAAGTGTTTTTCCAAATCAAAAAGCAAAAAAAGATAGGCCTTTTGTTCCGACCGATTTTACACCATGACAGAACAGCGTTATCGCAATTCACCAAACGGCAGCAAACAATTGCTTTGTTGCGCTTCATTACAAGAAGGAAAGCAATGTAACAATTTAGCAATTAAGGGGCGACAGTTTTGCAAATTCCATGGAGGAAAAGCAGCTGTTGGTATTGAGTCAGCAACTTTCAAAACAGGATTGTGGTCTGCTCAAAGGCGTAGATTTGCTTCTGTTGCACCTAAGTTACTTTCTAGAATAGATGAATTAAGAGAAGATCCAGAATTATTTAGCCTGAAAGATGATGCAGCATATTTGACTGCATTAATGGACGTAAGGGCAGAAGCTGCGTCTGAAGGCATTAGCCTTGACCACTACAATAACATTAAGAGTCAATATGTCATTTGTAGTCGAATGTTGTCAGATCCCGGATTTACTGAAGAATTTTCCGCATTAGGGAAAATGATAAGCGATGGTATTGATACATATGCAGCATCACAAGACGTTATTGAATTAATCGAAAAGAGAACTAAGGTAATTGAAATAGAACAACGCATGATGCATACAAAAGCATATACGTTAGAAGTAGATCAAGCGTACAGTTTAATCATGCAAGTTTTAGGTGTTATTAAAGCTTCTGTCAAAGATCCAGATGAGATGACGTTAATCAGAACTGGTGTGAGTAAATTATTAAAAACATACCAAGACGAAAACATAATTGACGCTGAGATTGTAGAAGAAAATGAAACCATTAGTTAATACTCGTGTCACTCCGAAGAATTTTAAAAAACACGTACGGCCAGACAAGCCGTTGTCATTGTCTTTGTTAGAAGCAATTGAATCTGAGCTTACAAATATAATTGAGACTGGCGATTACGATAGCGGTAAAGCTGTGGCATTGCCGGGTGCAGAACTTGATTATGCGCAGTGGTTAAAGCACAATGCCCCTCACGCTGCCAATTCACCACTTGGAGATCACCATAAACGCGCTTGGGATTGGGCTTCTAAATTAGAGCAAGGAGTTGCGCCTCCAGCATTGATTGAGTGCTGGTTTCGTGGTGGTGGTAAATCTACAACCGTTGAGCTTATATCTAGCTGGACAGCGGTAAGAGCCACACGGCGTTTTCTGCTATACGTTTGTGCAACGCAAGATGCTGCTAATAGGCACGTAAGTGACATTGCTGGAGTAATGGAGCGATGTGGAATTGAACGCGCAGTCAATCAATATGGTTTTTCAAAAGGTTGGAATGCTAGTAAATTACGCACTGCTAATGGGTTTAATGTACTTGCTTTTGGTCTTGATACTGGTGCTCGTGGCGTTAAGCTTGACCATCTTAGACCTGACATGATTATCCTTGACGATATTGATGAATTGGGAGACAGCGTCAATAGAGTAGAAAAGAAAATTGAAACTATTACAGCGACAATCCTTCCTGCTAAGAGTAGAGATTGCGCTATTGTGTTTGTGCAAAACAGAATCCACAGCAACAGCGTGATGTCGCGTGTGTTGTCTGGTGAGTTAGATATGTTGCAAAACAGAATACAGTCTCCTATTGTGCCAGCTATTGAGGGCTTAGAATACATGCCCGTTGAAAAAGAAGATGGTCGCACTAGTTGGAAAATCACAGCTGGTAAAGCAACATGGGAACATAAGAATATAGATGTATGCCAACGTGAAATTGAAGACTTTGGATTAATTTCATTTTTGCGAGAATGCCAACACGATGTTGGTGTAGGCGGACGCTTTTTCCCAGACTTCCGTGAATACTCACAAGACGGAACGCCTTGGCATGTTGTTGATTATGTTGAGGCACAACCGTGGTGGAGATATTGGGCAAGCCATGACTACGGTACTGGTGCACCAGCTTGTTTCTTGTTGTATGCAAGTGACGAGCGAGAAAATGTTTACGTTCTAGGTGAATGGTATGAAGCTGGAAAAGTGTCTTCAGATCAGGCACAACTAGTTTGCGAGTTTTTGGAAAAACATAAAGTAGCTACTCCGGCAGATAAGAACAAGCGTTCAGGTGCATGGAATACTAAATTAGAGGCTATTGCTTACGACTGGGCAAATACATTCCCACCTAAAAATGTTGAAGAACGAATTGGTGAATATCCGGTTGAATGTTGGTGGGATAAAAATTTACCCGCAGTACGTGCTGTTAAAGACCGCAAGGCTGGATGGGCAAGAACAAAAGAATGGTTGGCTGCATCTGAATTTGTAAACGGCGTACTAAGACCAAAATTGCAAATTGTTCGTGGGTCTTGCCCTAATTTAATTAAACAGTTGTCTGAAACAATGACGCATACAAAAGATGCGGATGAGATTGACAACGGAACACGTAACGATCACGCCATTGATAGTTTCCGCTATGGAGTAATGTGGCGAGAATACCCAGTAAAATGTCCTGAGACTGGAGAAGGTAAATCAGGTAAAGAGTTTGGTTTACCTAGTTGGTATAAAAAATCTAAGGAAGATAACTGGATTTGATGTTAATTGCGATATTGGCAGTGCTCGTTGTATTTAGTATTACTACTACGTTAATACTATTTAGAGTCATTACATTATTGTCCGACATCAAAGACACCAAGTTATATTACGAGCGGATTATCAATGACGAGAAGTGGGTGTAAGCATGGATATACAACAATTGTTAAACGGCGGCGCTACGCAAGACGTACGCTTATCTGCATTTAAAAAGCCATCTGCACCCGGCACAATTGGGTCTTTTCCTGTCAAAAGTTTGCAACTAGCAGACAAAGACAATTTAAAACTTGACCATCTACCATCAGACTGGAAAGTAGATCCGCGTGAACAACCTGAAGAAGGAATGCGCGTAGCAAAATTTGTTTCTGATCAATTTCAATCAGCACAGCGATCAAGGCAAGAGCAAGAATTAGAGTGGGCTTTAGCTGTAGCGTTTTTTGAAGGTAGACAATGGTTACGCATTGCGAGTCAGACAAGAAACCTAGTTCAACTACAAAGTCCGCATGAGCCAAATCGGTATATGACCGTAAATAAAATTAGGCCATTGATTGACGGTGTTATTGGTAAGTTGACGCAATGTGCTCCAGATGCAACAGCGGTTGCATTATCAGATAGTGAGCAAGATAGAGCAGCTGCTGATGAAGCAAACTTTATAGTCAAACATTACAATCGAAAGTTTGACAGAGAAACACAAACAAAAGAACGTGTTCGATGGGCATGTGTTTGCGGTACATCATTTCTTAAAGTTTTTTGGAATTCATCAAAAACGCAAATTGTGCCACAGATGGATGTAGACGCACATACTGTGGTTGGTCACGTCGAAATGAAAGTTGGAGATATTGTTGAGCAAATTCTTCCAGCGTTTGATGTGTATGTTGACCCAAGCGCAAAACGCGATGAAGATGTTAGATGGATGATTCATGCATCAATTAAGCCATTGTCATGGTTTGTTGATTCATACGGTGAAATAGGTAAAAGTGTTAGGCCTGATGCAATGGTTGGCCATAATGCTGGTTATGTTGACAACTATTTAGACAACTCAAATGGTGGTGGACGTGGATGGATTCCACCATCCGTTACACACTTAAATAATCACGACCGACGCAAAAACGCTGCTGTAGTGTATGAGTATTGGGAGAAGCCAAGCAAGCAGTATGAAAAGGGTAGATACATTGTTGCTACTGAATCCACGCTTTTATACGCTGGTATTTGGCCTTATAAGAAACGTGATTCGTTTCCATTTATTCCATTGCGATGGCAACCAAGAGCTGGCACTCCGTATGGTTACAGCCTTGGGTTCGATTTAGTTTCTCTGCAGCAAACATACAATCGTATCTATTCTCGTTTACTAGAACAGTTTGAAGGTCAAAAGGATTACCTGATGATCGAAAGACTATCTAATGTCGGAGCTGACGCATACGACAAAGAAAGTGACACGATTGAAGATAAGAATAGGATTTACCGAAAAGTTTATTACGACAGGGGTGCGCATCCTCCAGTAATTCAAAGAGCGCCGGGAATTGGAAGTGACCTATTCCCATTACTGCAATTCATTGAAAAAGACATGATGGATATTGCTGGATTACATGATGTGTCTCAAGGTATGGCACAAGCAGGTACTCCCGCAGAATCTGTTCGATTACTGCAAAAAGCTGACAACACGCAACATAGTTATGTCCGAGCTGACATTGAAATAAGTAACGCAAAGATTAAAGAATGGGAAGTTGCGTTAATTGAGCAGTTTGCAATTGTTCCCTTTGTTGGAAACATGCAAGGCGGAATGCTTCCAAAAGACCAAATCCAACAGGGGATTATGCGATTTGACGCATTGCGAAATGGCGGAATGTATCGCATTGTGTATCTTCCCGGATCATCAATGGATGATGGGCCAGATGCAAGATTGCAGAAATATGCTGCATTGCGACAGATGGGTGTGTTTGGCGACCCAATGGACCCAGCAACGAATAAGTTGTTTATTGAATTAGTTGGCATGCCAGAAACCACAAAAATCCTTGATCACCTAACCGAACAAGACAAAAAGATGGCAGCAGCGCAGCAACAACAAATGGAAATGCAACAACAGCAGATGGCTCAGCAGAACGCTCCTAAACAACAATATGACCCTCAAGCTGAGGAGCATAAAGCAATGCTTGACATGAAGAAAATGCAAGCTCAAATATCAAGTAAGCTTCAGGCAGATATTGCACTTGAAACGGCTAAGGCCGGACTTGAAGCACAGCAGAATGAAGATTTTGCAATGGTCGATGTTGGTAAACAACATGTTATGAATAGATTGCAGCCAGAAACTGGCATGGCAGTTAAAAAGGAAGGTAATATTTAATGTCCGAAGAGATGGTGATGCGTACCACTGATTCACCAGCAGTGGCAATGGACAATGGGTTTAATTCTGATAGTGGTTTCTCCGCCGGAGACCTTACGAGCGCAATGGCGTTAAATAGCTCGAATAGTGATGGACAATCCGAAACAGATTTAGGTTGGTTGGACGAATTTGTAGAACCAGATATCGATCCTGAAACCATGGTCCGACAAAGGATTATGGATAGCCTTGCAGCTAATCAGAACACTCCACAAGATGTTCCGTATGAACGGTTCAGGGAAGTAAATGAAGCAGCTAAGGCGAACAGAGAGCAAGCATCGGCTTATGATAAATGGGCAGATGTAATCAAACAGTTTGAAAGCCAAGGCTATCAATCTGCTGCTGATGTTCAACGCGCACTTCAAGAACAACAGGCTCAACAACGTGAAGCTGACATTAGGCAACGGTATGAGGAAATGGCTCAGACCAGCTTTATGGATCCGGAAGTTGCTAGAGCACAAGCTGAAGTAGAAATTCAAAAGGGTAAGTACGATTCACTTGTTAATCAAATGAATTCGTACATGACTGCACAGCAAAGGAGCGTTGCTTTCGAGCAATATCCATATGCTAATCGGGCACCGGGCATTGTTGATAACTTAATTAATGCTGGACTGCCTCCTACTCAAGCTGCGCAAATTGTTCATAATGAAATTGCTAATCTGGCTGAATCGCTAGTGCCAGAGTTGACTGGATTAATTGCGCAACAGCGTAGTATCCCAACTCCAATTGACACTTCTTACTCAGCACAACCCGTAGTTACACCTCCGCCACCAAAGCAGTTAGGATCTCCAATGGGAGCTATTTCTCGCATGCTAGGTATCGGCAGGAACGTTAATAACATCTAAGGAATAAACCAATGGCTATTGATTTTAATGGTGCATTGACTCTTGCGGATCAGGCAATCCTTTCCAATGATCCACTCGTAAAAGAGATTACTAAGAGTCTTCACAAGACATGGAATGCAATCAAGGACATTCCATTCACAACATCCCCATCGCTACGTCAAGTTGGACAGCGTTACGTTAACAGTGGTATCCCAACGCCTAACTGGACGGGTATTAACTCCGAACCAGTCGCAGTCAAGGGTAAGCCAAAGTCGTATGAAGAGCAGATGTACTTACTCCGTAATAAAATTACGGTGGACCACGTTCTTCTTGATCAGCCAAATAACATTATTGATCCTGTTGAAGCACAGGTTCAGATGTATTTGGAAGGTTTTGCGTATGACTTTAACGATAAATTTATCAACAACGACCCAACGTCTAACGTTGCTGGTAATAGCGTTGACGCATTCCCCGGTCTTGCGTATCGTTTAAATAACCCAAACCAGTATGACATTCCAACTGAAATGGTTATTGATACAACAGCTGACATCTCGCTTGGTAACCTTCTCGTCAATAGCGGGACAGCAACATCTACGCAGGGCATTGGCGCTGCAAACCGAATGATCGCTGATATTCAGCGTTTATTAGACAACATGAATACGCCAGACGGTGATGGTGTTGTCTTCTATATGTCTGAGCTTACTAAGCGTCAGGTTGAAATGGCCATTCGTGTAATGGGTATTGGAGCAGGTTTTGATATTACTCAAGACAGCTTTGATCGACCTGTTGAGAAGTATAAGAATGCAACCATTCGTGTTGTTGGTCGTAAGGCTGACGGTTCCACGCCAGTCATTTCCAACTCGCTTACAATTTCCACTGTCTCCGGTTCTAACGCTAATACTTCACAGATTTATGCTGTTCGTTATGGATCCGGTTACGTGACTGGTTGGCAGTCTGGACCATTTAAGCCACAGTACTTAGGTTTATCTAAGGAAAACGGAATCATGCACAACATCCTCTTTGATTGGGGCTGTGGTCTGTGGATTCCTCACGTTCGTGCTATTGGCCGTATCAACGTTAAGGTTCAGTAAGGAGAAAAACAATGCGTGACGCAAAACTTCAATTTAGGTTTGGCGGAGGATCTGGATCGAGCCTTAAGGTTGGATTTAACGACACCTCTGTATCATCGACTGTTGCTGGTATTCAGGGTGCAACATCTACTAATGGATGGTCGCAACCGTTACTGCTTGGTGGTTACACCAATACAGTAGCAGACGCAACTGTATTTATTGGTAATGCTGTAGCTGATCAACCAGCTGCTAATGCTTTTACACTGTGGGGCCATAATAACCGCAACCAGATGTATGTGCATTCGGCTGTACAAGTCCGACAGGCTACTACAGCTACAACAGTAAACATGGTTGTTGAAGCATCTAGTGACAACAGTACGTGGTTCCAAGTAGGTGCTAGTGAGTCTACACTGACCGCAACTACGGGCACTGCATCTACGATTACGTTAACTACTGCTGCTGCTACAGGCTTATTAACTGCTGGTGCAAACCACAACTTGTCAGTTGGTGACGTGTTAATTGTTGACGCAGTTGGAACAGCATTAGCAGTTGGACCACCTAACGTTACTGCAGCAGCAGTTACTCTTGGTCAGGTTTATGTTGTTACATCTGTGCCTTCTGCAACTACATTTACAATCGGACTTGGTCCAGCTGCAGCTTATAATGGCGTTTACATCGCTGCCTCATTACTAGCTACTGCTGGCGCTGCAACTACGTCTTTTGTCAAGTGTAGTTCCGGTGCGATGTTACAAGCTTCAATTGCCCCAAGTAATAGGACGTATTACCGTGTGCGATACGTTACTACTTCAACTGGTGCAACAGCAGCTGACCTCCTTGTTCTTAACGCCTACGTTAAGAATGGACGTGACGGAGCATCCTTCTAGGAGTTGATATGAATCTAGGTCAAATTAAACAAAAAGTACGCATGCTGGGTCGGAACTATTTTGGCACCGATGCGGACCTTGATCCATTTGGCCTAGATTACATCATTTTAGAATCGGCCAATGAGATAGCCAGACGTACTGACTGTCTTGTTGGCCGTCGGTATTTATCTCTGATTGCAGGAGAATCTGATTACTGCGCACCAGATATTTACAAAATCAGAGTTTTAAAAGTATTGAATATGTCAGGTGAATACTGGCAACCAAAACTGTTTAATTTTAGCAATCAAATGGTTGATCGATATAGAACGCAACCAGAACAACAGGTTCCAGATGCAGCAGTTATATCTGGCATGAACCGCATTACATTTTTTCCGATACCTTCTATTAGTGTAACTAACGGAGTCCTAGTAGAAGGTTTCGCGCAACCCGGCGACAACTGGGCTTATGACACTACTGGTACAGCTTTAGTCAACACTGACACAACAGAGTGTCCACTTCCAGATGTAGCTCATGACTGCTTAGTTTATTTAGTACTATCTACACGTGCATTACAAATGCGTGATAAAGACGGGATAGTATTGTTCAAGCAAGAATACTTAGACCGACTAGGTCAGGTTGAATCTTATGCTGCAACATATGCACGGAGAGCAGTCTAATGGCACTAGGATTTACCGAATTACGAAACGAAGCTTTAAAGCTTTTAAATGAAACGAACACGTCAGTAGTCGGTGAACTTGCCACGGGCGTTGGGTTACCAATAACATCTGCTACGGTTTCTATTGGAAATCCATTGATATCAGCAGTCAACTCTTTAGCCGTAGGTGATCAAGTACGTTTTATTACCTCTACGGTAACTAACATCATTGCCAATAAAACTTACACCGTTTCAGCCACTAATTTAAGCGGTACTGGATTTCAACTTGTTGGAGTTGCGCCAGCAAGTTTAACACCTACTGGTGGAACAGGCGGAACATTTACAGTTGTTGGCAATAGTGTTTTTAGTGATGAAACAATTTGTACATATATTAATGAAGCAGCCAAGGAAATGGCACGTTCATGCGTATGGAACGAAGATTCTATTTCAATTAACACAAGCACCCGTGTAACTACATTTGCGGATAAGTTATTGTGGCATCCTTTAACAGTCAAAATAGGAAGCAGTTTACTAATACATTGCGGTGAAATGGAGTTGCGTTCTTACGACTTAGGATACACATCTACTACTGGAACACCGACATATTGGTATAGATCAGGAAATACAAATATTGGTTTGTACCCTGCACCTACATCAGCCATCGACATAGTAGTTACTGGTGGTGTTATGCCAGCTACAATTTCAACTGATCCAACATCAACCGTCACATTAAGTATTGCCCCCGACGATATATTACTTAAGGCGATACCTGCTTATGTCGCTGGAAAACTTGCATTTAAAAATTATGATGACCCATCATTAGTTGGCCGTGCGTTTTGGAAGGATTGGTACGACCTTACTCGTATGCAATTATGGGCACAACAAGATACTTCATTGAAGTTGCCGGGGTGTCCATATGGTGTTCCTCCTATTCCACAGAGTCAAAAATGAAAATAGCATATGGTCGTTTAATTTTAATTATGTTAGCTGCATTTTTGACAAGTGCGGTACCTGAGTTTGACGCAGCTTGGAAAGCATTTCACATTTCAGATAATGCTAATTATGGAATGGTGACTAGAGCACTACTTCTTTCTAGCATAGAAGGTCTCCGTGCTGGTATACCTGCTATGGCAACTGCGTTGATTGCGTTTTTCATGCGGCAAGATACAGCTTTGCCAATGTTTTCAGTAACATTGCCGGAGGTGAAACGTGTCAGTGAAACGACGAGGGACTTCAATGGATAAGTTGCACTTTGACTGGAATCAACTGCTTGCTGGATTTATTGGCGCTGTAATTGGAACTGACTGGCCAAAGATCAGAACAATTATGCAAGGAATCATAACCGTTTTGTCCGGTACAGCTTCCGCAATATATCTAACGCCCATGGTTGCCAAGCAATTAGGTTGGGATCAGCCTCATCAAATGATTGGGCTTTCTTTTTTACTTGGGACACTAGGTTTGCGTACAGTGCAAGCGTTTAACACATTAATTGAAAACACACTTAAGAAGGTTAGTCAGTAATGAATGAGTATTATGAGTTAGGATTAACCTCGTATAACGTATTAGATAACGGGCGCATATCAGTCATATTTAGTGACGGACTTGCACTTGAGTATGTCAGCGAGGAAACATTAGATCAAGATTGTGCCTTATACGACACTGAAATTATTGAAAACTTGCGTAAATATATTGTTTGTTATTGCGCTCATTTTGGTGGTGCGTTAATAGAAGGTAAGACGTTTGTGTTTGATTTAGCTGAGCCTAATGGCAATATTGTCAGGATTGTGTAATGGCATTAGTTACAGCCGACTGTTCATTTATATTGGGCTTTGATCAGAGGCCGTATGAAAGTCGTAGTGCATTAACAATAAGTGGTACTACAACTGGATTAGCAATGCCATTTATTGCGGAGTTTACAGGGACTATTACTCGCGTAGTTATACCAATTGCGTCTGTAACTACTGCTGTTACAAATTTAGACATTGGCATACAAGCTTTTGGTGGTGGAGGTCTTCCGTCGGGCACGTTTTTAGCAACGCAGAATACGGTTTCATTTTCAACGCAAGCTTTTCCGTCTAATTATGTACTTACTTTAACCAATCCTGTTTCAGTAACTATGGGGCAATTCTATTACATAGTTATTATTCCTAATGGATCATTTACTGGAAATATATCTCTTCATTATTTAATAACAACAGCGCAAAATTACGCAGGAATGTTACGGCCATCAACTAGAGTTGCGTCCGCATGGGTAAGAGCTGTGTCCGGAAGTTCATCTCAGCCAATTTATGGATCTGCCACAAACTGGTATTCATTAGATCAACCAGCAATGGGCGCACAGTCAAATTATCAATTTACTGTTACATTTACTAATGGCAGTGCAAACGTTACATCAACATATAACACGGCCACATTAAATATTGACAGTCCAGTGCGATTGACAACGACGGGTACATTGCCAACTAACTTTGCAATCAACACTACCTATTACATAAAAACAATATCAGCTACTGATGTAACGTTATCAGCTACACGTGGCGGTGCCGCAATTTCTGCTGGATCTGCGGGTACAGGCACACACACAATGACTGCATGTATTAATGAATCTGATGAAATCGGATTTGCTTTTACATTAGACGCAAATCACCCAGCAATTAAATTAGACGCACTTTCCATGTCGCTATCTCTTACCTTGACTAATCCGGGCATGACGTTCTCATTAAAACAATACAATGCATCTGGAACACTACTAAACACAATAGAGGCATTAGACACAGACAGATTTAATGGATCGGGCGTAGGATTTTCATACTTTAAAAATGCAACATCGTCTGATATTTGGTTAGAGCCAAATACTAAATATTACTTTTTATTAGCATTTACTGGCACATTTACAGCTGTTCCCACAGATTGGCGTGTATTTGATTACGATAGTCAATTTATTAGAACAAGTGGAGCGTTTATTACAAATTACGCATACAAGTATGGCGCTACAATCGTTGAAAATACAAATATGTATACGACATTTGGATTGCAAATACGTGGAATAAGATACAACGACAGTGGTGGAGGAGGTGGATATATTAACGGGTCTTCATTTTTTGATGGAGGGTTTTCAGGTTAATGCCAACAATAAACGTACCTACATCTAAATTATTGTTGCCTCTAGATGGTTTTTCTACAGCAAACTTTGGAGGCGCGTCGGGAGCAATTACTAGTAGTAATGGCGGTGTTGCCGTTTATTATGTGCCACAAGTTACGCATAATGTGACCACAATTGTTTTTCAATATACGATTAACACAGCTCCATCACCTAATACATTTGATGTTGGCATACAGGGCGTAAACGCAACTACAGGTTTTCCTGATGGTACATTTATAACGTCTGGGACATGGACAGCTCCTGCATCCGGCTCTGGTTTTGCAACTACTACAGTAACAACAACATCGCTGACAAAAGGTACGGCATATTACTTAGTAATTAGAAATGCAGTATCTGGATTCACGGGATCTGTAAATATTTTCAATAATGTAAATAACACTACAACTGGAAAAACACGAGGAGCGCATGGAAGGATATCAGGTGTTTGGTCTGCAGCTACAGTGCGGCCCGGCGGCGGGATTTGGTTATATGATGGAACTAAATATTATGGAACAGGATTACAGTCTTCAAGCGGATCTGAAGCAGCTGTAACTGGTGTGAATGAAATTGGCACAACGCTTACTCTCCCAGTAAATACGCCTGACATTTCACTGTATGGCGTTTGCATTTACGCAGTTACCATTAACGCAGGTAGTCTTTACGACATAATATTAAAAAATTCAGCTGGCACTACACTTTCAACAATTACTCTTGATGGCGATCATAACCAAAACTACATATACGGAATATTTCCTTCTGCTCAGACTATAACTGCCGGAAGTAAGTATTACATTATGATGAAGGCAAACACGGGTACAACTCCATTAATACGAACAGCTGTTAATTTTAGCGGAGCCTTAATGACTGACATAAGGAATGGAGTTGTAATGAATAAAGTTACATACAATGGAACAACGTATACCGAAACAACAGGATCAACATTGCAAGGGTATTTACTATTTAATAATATTGCGTATACCCAAACCGGCGGTGCGTCAGTATATTCAATCCCTGCGTCGTTCAGTCAACTTGAGGGATAATGTGAGGTAGTTATGTTCCAAATAAAACAAAGTGATGCAGATGCAGCGCATAGACGTATTCCAGTACTTCTAGTAGACATTACAGATGGGTTTACACCAGAAACTGGTGTAACGGCACCAACTATTAATGTCAGCAAAAACGGAGCGACTCCTGCAGCTGGTGCTGGCACGTGGGCCGAAATAGGTAACGGGCAATACTACTATCAATTAACTACAGGTGAAGTAGACACACTTGGTTGGGTTTCTTTAAATATTGAAAAGGCCACTGTCAGTCGTGACTATAATTCCGTAGTACAGATTATGGCCTATGACCCATTTGATGTAGTAAGGATTGGTCTTACTGCATTACCAAATGCTGTAGCTGGAGCCGCAGGTGGTTTACCTACAGGTAATGCATCTGGTCAGGTTACTGTAGCAGGTACTGCTTCTGGTGCTATTACGTCATCATCTTTTGCTACGGATGCAATTACAAATACTGCGTTGGCTGCAAATGCAGCTACGGAAATTGCAGGTGCGGTCTGGGATGAGCCTTACGCGTCGCATACAACTGCTGGCACGTTTGGTAAATTGATGGATCTATTGCGCAAGGCTAATTTAGCAACAGAAGGCACCGTGTCTGTAAGTGGAGCGCCAGCTAACTCTACTATTTATTTCCGAACATCATTAACAGGCGTAGACAATTTTTATAATAGTCAAACAATATTGTTTACATCTGGAACACTGACAGGCCAAACCGCAGTCATTAGTACATTCACGTCTACTAATGGAGTAGTTGAACTTTCTGATTCTTTGACTAGCACACCAACTTCTGGTGATGCATTCTTAGTTTTAGGTGATCACGTATGGAGTAAAGAGCAAATTGCTGATGGTATTCTTGCTCGTAAATTAGATAGCACTGGTAATGAATCTGTGCTTAACGGTGCGTATACGTCTACATCTACAGATAGAACAGTTCGTCAGGCATTGCGTATATTGCGAAACAAAGTTGACGCATCAACAGGAGCTACAATTGATGTGTACAATGAAGCAGGAACCGTGGTTGTTTGGAGTTTACCGTTAACAACCGCACTTGCAGATCCGATTGTAAAGGTAGGTTAACATGGCAACATCAACGGCATTTACAAATGCTACAGAAGCAAACTTATTGAATTGTCTACTTAGGGGTGCATCGTTTGGCCCATTTGGTGGCAATGGCTCCACTGGAACACGTTTGTATTTAGCATTAATGACAAACGTGGCTAGCGATGGCACATTAGCTGAAAATGCATTAGGAACCGCAGGTTACAGTACTCGAATTGGAATTGGAGCAGCAGCCACTGATGCAGTATTTGGCATTGGTGGCGCAAATACGGCGGCTAGTACAGGAGCGCCGGGGCCATTAACTCTTATTACACCAGTGTCATTTACTGCGTCTGGTGCATCTATTACTATTGCAGGTATTGCAATTTGCAACTCAGCAACAATCAGTGCAACTGCTTCTACTGATGCAACAATTTTGTTCTACGGAGATATTACTGGCGGATCTGTAACTCTTGGCTCAGGTCAAACTATTACATTCCCCAACAACACAGGTATTAGTATTGGCCTAGACTAATGGCAATACCAAATAGCGCTGGTTATATAACAGCGATATTTATTGGTGTAAGGCTTGCTGCTCCGCCTGTACCCGGTGGTAATAAATCAGCAAGCCTTAGTGCTTTTGCTACAGTATCTTCATCTGCTACAAGATCTGTTAGTGTAACCCTGTCTGGAAACGCTACTGTTTCTGCGTCAGCAAGTAGGCCAGTTAGCAGTACTGAATCTGCATTTGCAAGTACATCTTCATCGATTACTAGGTCTGTAGGAGTAACTGGATCTGCTAATGCTACTTTATCGTCATCTGTAACAAGGTCAGTTAATAGTGCTCAATCTGCATTTGCAAGTACATCTTCATCTGCAACCAGATTAGTTGGAAGTACACAATCAGCATTTGCAACAGTATCGTCAGCTTCAACAACAGTAGTCGGAAGTACACAATCTGCATTTGCTACGCTTTCAGCGTCAACATCAAGTTCTATTGCATCTTCTAGCTCCATGTCTGCGTTTGCGACAACGTCTTCTAGTATTACTAGGAATGCAACGTCAGCTATAAGTGCATTTGCAACAACATCATCTTCTGCTACTCGAAATATAACGTCATCTATCAGTGCGTTTGCCACAGTTAATAGCTCTGCTGCAAGATCATCAAGTGTAAGTATTTCAGCGTTTGCGTCATTATCATCAACAGCGAATAGGCAAAGTAACTCCAGTTTAAGTGCATACGCAAGTTTAACTACGTCTATTAACCGTGATGCAGTGAGCGCTATTTCGGCTTTTGCAACAGTAAATGCAAATTCCACTCGCACGTCATCAACTACATTAAGCGCATTTGCTACTGTTAATTCAAGTGGAGTTGTTGCCGGAGGTCCCTCAGGTCCAAGTTCAGTAACTATTGTTGGTAAAGCGTATTTAGATGTTAATGCAACTTACAACATTTTATGCACATGTCCGCCGTGGATTGTCAGTAATGATGATGTCTGTGCATGGCAAACGCCGACTACAACTCTTGTCGGCACGTACGTGGTAACAGAGTCTTTAAATGACATGTTTACTCATAATGATCAAGTTAACGGTGTGTACAATAACACTGTTACACTGGTTAAGCGTTTTACGCGAAAAGGGTGCGAGTAATGGCTACAAAACAAATATCTAACACGCAACAGCCGTTTCAACTTGGAGACAGGGCATTTATTGGTATTGATACATACACGGCTGCAAACCGTCTTCCCGATGGATACTTTCAAACGCTTGACAACATTCTTGTTTATGGAAACTCGCTTCAACCTCGTAACGGCTGGTCAACATGTTGGCACTCGTCATCTCTTCCTTACAATGCAACTACTGGATCGCCAATATACGAATTAACAACACTGAAAGACAAAGGTTCTAAAAGTAAAGTTGTATTTGCCAGTAATTCAAATATTTATTTCTATGACACAAATACGTATGGAGTTCCAAATAATACTTACTCGTCGGTAATAAATAGAGCAACTGGCACTGCGTTAACAACTGCAAATAGTGCAAATGTGCGCATGACCCCATACGGAAGATATGTATATGGTGTAGATGGAGTTAATAACCCATTTAGGATCCGAATGAATGGGCAGATAGTTGAAGCTGATAGACTTCCGACGTTAACCGACTGCACAAAATTTACACCTAAAGCAACTGCGTCTGCTATTACAGTAATGCCCGGAACGCAAATTAGCAGCTCCTATTCAGCGCCAATTGATTTAACTGGATTTAGTTCAGCACCATCCGTATTAGTATCTAAAATTACTAACGGAGATTTTTCAACTTCTACAGCAACAGGTTTTGGTCAATGGAACTACAACACTGGTGATGCGCAACGTGTTGCCAGTGCCGTGTATACATTAGCTGGTGTCACTTACAATGTTTTTGCCCCACAGTTGGCTGCCCCAGCTACACCTACAGTAAAAAATACTAGTAAATACATCCTTACGCGAGACGGAGCTGTTGGAAACTGTATCAAAATTGATCACATACAAGATTTTATTTATCAAGATATTGATGTACGTGATGTATTAGTTACATATGACGAGCAACCAATAAGCTTTACTACAAACGGCGTGTCGGCAAATATTACTACAACCATTAATCACGGATTAGCTATTGGTCAACCTATTAAATTTACAACTACAAATGGAGGAGTTTCGACTACACTTATCTATTATGTAAAGTCTGTGCCAGCCTCAAATATTATTACGGTGACTACAAATTCAATTGTTGCAAGTGGATCCGCTGTTATATTAGGTGCTACTACATTAGGTCAGAACACAATGTTAGTACAGCACAATGCTGGTACTTATGTATTGACGTTTTATGCGTATAACCAAGATGATTTAAATAATTTTGTAAGTAATAACACGCTAGATGTTTTTATTCGCGGATATCAAAACACCGCGACTACTGCGCTTACAACAAACGATCAGATACCCGGAGCTGAAGTTTACTACAGTGCTCAGCCAGCAGCTGGGACAACTCCTAGTGACTGGCATAAATTCCAAGTGCTTGTTGACTTTAGAGAATTTGACAAGCAGTTAACTGGAATACAAGTGCGTATTGCGTCTGCTTTTGACAGAGGCGGAGATAGTTTTGTATTTCTGGACGACGTGTCCTTGTATGCTGTCAATGCTCAATTGCAATTAGCTTCTATACAGGACGACACAAAAAAATTACTAAAACTGAATGCAAAGCAGTCAAACCCTACATTTATTACAACCACGTTGCCAACTGACCCTTTTGCTAACTTAATTGCAAATGAATACATCAAAATAAATTTAGGGATGGCTACTACATTTACGGCGGTAGCTGGGCCAACACTTACATGTACTACTGATCACAACTTGAAAAATGGTGACATAGTCATGTTTTCAACTGCGACTGGTGGAACCAGTACGTCGATTCCTTATTATGTGAATAGTGTTCCCACTAGCACTACATTTACTGTTACTACTGACAGCACATTAACTGGAGCCACATTTCAATTTACAGGTACTGTAACATCCGGTACTAATTATTTCACCCCTAAGTTCGACTTGCGAACGACACAAGCGTTAAGTGTCCGTGCGTTCTTCTCAGAAAAAATTAATCAAGATGTTCCATCGTTTAGTCTTGGAATCCGCACTGCAACCACGACTGAATTTACTGGTCAGTGCAGGTATGACAAAACGACAAACTACCTTACGTTTGATTTGTATCCAATATCAGCTGCAACACGAGCATTAGTATCAACAATCATTTTAAAGTTTGACTACGACGTGTCTTCTGTGTATGACAATGAATGGATTATTAGTTTAGGCGAAGTTGTACGGCAGGGGGCGTTAACACCGCAAACAAAATACTCGTATGGATTTACATTATGGACTCCGTACACAGCACCAGTAAATGGAAGTTCGCCATATTGGGGTACATCTACATTCAGCACTGCAGTTGGCGGTAGTACAACAACGTTAAACACGGCAACGTATCACAAATTAGGTGTCAATAAACCTATTACATTTACGACTGCTATTGCATCTACTCCAGCAATTGTTGCTGGCACAACTTATTACGTGAATGATGTACTTTCGTACACATCATTTAATGTCTCTACCGCACCATATGGGTCAGGTACTGTCATATCTTTTCCGGGAAGTATTTCATCAGGCACATACAATTTTTCAGCCACTCCAGATTTGCCTAGCAGTGATGGCTTTGAAACAGTAGCAAGTAAATACACCAGTGAAGTCACTGTCACAGAAGCTATTAATAAGGTGTCAGTAGAATTGTCTACTGTTGACCTTCAAGTTGGATTAAATCACTATTACAAATATGCTTGTGTATACAGGAAGAATTTACTAACTGGTGACAATGTAGGTAGATTGATAGGAATTGTAGATTTAGACACGGGTGCTTCATATACTGATGGCACTAAGTGGGAAGGTTTTACATCATCAAGATCAGGCACGACGATTACTATTGTTGACCAAGTGCCAGATTCGCAAATGTTCTTTGATAATGGTCCCGGTACACGTGGTTATAGATATCGGTTTGGCAAAGATCAGTATCCATCCGGTGGTGATTGTATTGCGGTTTACAACCAGAGACTGTTTGTATCTAAGAAGAATACAATTTATGCGAGCTGGCTTTTAAATACAAATAACGAATACGGTATCTACACAACATTAATATCTGATGTAACTGACCCTGAAGTTGCAATTAAAGGAGCACAGTTTTCTGTTAGTAATCAAACTGATGAAGAACAGATAATGGGTATGGTCACCATTCAAGGTGACGGATTGATGCGAGATAACAGTACGTCAGCTGCATTGGTTATCATGCGCGAGCATACAACTTATCTCCTTACGGGAGATAGCCCACACAATTTTGCAAATCAAGGATTTTTACAGGGGTCTGGATCTGGTTTAGTTGCTAAACGCGGATGTGCAGTATTGATGGGAAGGCTTATCTTAACTACTGCAAACGGAATCATGGAATTGCAAAGCACCGTCCTTGTCCCTAGAGGACAGCAGTTGGAGGGTGTATTAAACATTAGGTCTCAAGATTACATTAACGGAAGTTACAACTACGTTTCTGCAACTGCGTACGCTAACTGTGTTATGTGCGTACATGACAGACGCTTATTGTTATTAGCACCAGAGGCTACAGCAAATGGATCAGCTCCAAGTGCTGGCAATCCTTACATCTATATTTACGACACTAGAACAGAATCATTTGACCCAAGAAATGCAACACAGGTCAAAACTGGTGGCTGGGTTCGATGGATTAATCCTGCACGATACACCTCGTTAATTGCTGTTGAAACTAGTGATGACACACAGGATTTATATGCTGGAGGTGCTGACGGAAAGCTATACAAGCTTGACAGGTTTGCGGATGGTGTTTATGCGGATAGTTCTGGTAATAGAACTTACACAGGAATTGATTGGGTTGTCAAAACGCGTAAGTACGGACAAGCTTTTTCTGAAAGTAACATTTACTACAGCGCCAATAAGATTCACGCATTAAACATTCACCTGCAAAATTTACAGACTGATGCTCCTATATATTCATCATGGGTAATTACTGGCCAAAAAGGTTATTCAACTGCTGGAACATTTAGGTTTCCAAATAGCACTGACAAAGTTATTTCCATACGAAGCATTAGTAGGACAGCAGATCAACAGACATTTGATATAAAATTATCTGCAACGACATCAAGTAAATGGAAAATGTTTGGCATTCATGCGATAACGACAGAAGGTAATACACCGAGAAGCTAAATGGCAACACCATCAACACCAGTAACGATTTATCCAAGAAGAGATAACCCATCTACTCGTCTTGGTCCCGGTAAATCAGCTGTCGTACTTGAGTATGACAATTACGCTGGTTTACCAGTCGTGCCATATTCTCCTTCTGCGTGTCAGATAGAATATGCTGACAGTACTCGTGATGTTACGTTTGCTCCATCAATAACACTATGCGATGCAAGTGTTGCGTCATTCACTTTAACTTTGCCGTCATCTGCAAGTTACATTGGTAGATCGATAAAGTTTATAAAGATGGATGCAACAGCAGCAACAATATCATTTGCAGTGTTATCCGGTGACACGTTATGGGCAAATGGTGGCTTTACAAGTTTAACTAAACAATACGAATGCGTAGAGTTTTTAGCAGTAAACGATGCCACAAATGCATTTGGTTGGATTGCTTTACTTAATAAGGTAGTTATATAGGAGTAAATTATGATTGATCCATTTGTCGGTGGAATATTAACACAGGCGTTAAATCCGTGGATTAAAAAGATGACTGACCCACAGGCCAGTCAAATGATGAATTATCAAAAACGGGCTATGGCTGCCAAGCAGAGCTATATTCCGTATTACAACCAGATGATGAATACTGGTAAAGCACAACAAAATACCTATCTACCACAAGCTAATAAGATGGCATCGATGGGTATTGAAAGTGCAGTTAAACCACTATCAGAAACCGATTTATTCAAAGGTACTGCTGCAGCAAACTCCGTATTACAACGTCAAGGCGATCAGGTTAATTCAAATATTGCAACAGGATCTGCTGCCCGTGGTTTATATGGTCCAACTGGATACGGCTTAGGTGTTGGCGTAAACCCTAATGCTGCAACAGAATCTGCCATTGCTAATAACTTGGCTCAGTTTTCCAGTAACTGGGAAATGGGGCGTGGAGATCGGTTAAATGCTGCTGCTGACAGAGCAATGGGCTTAGCTAGGGCTGGAACAGATATGGCTGACCGTGGTGCAGCAGGAGCCGTAGGTTTATGGGGTCAGTTTGGTCAAGATGCACAGAATATTGGCGCACAAGAACTTGAGGCTCGTAAGCTTGCTGACGAACGTGCAAGCGGAATGATGGGTATGTTGACTGGTTATTGGAACAACATGCAACAACAACAGCAAGCTGCTGCTAATCTACGGGCACAAAAGGCACAAACAGATAGGATTCTGTCTATGATGTATAAGCCTGCAACACCGGGTGGTCCGGGGCGAACAGTAATGCCCGGTGACCCAGATTACACTGGAGAGGGTTAGTCACTATGGCTTTTAGCTCAGCTGGATTTATGGGTGGTTTAGCCCAACTTATTCAAGGTAGACAACAAAATGCGCTTGCTGATCAACAAGCAAAAGAAAAGCTTGAAGAACGTCGATTGCAACTTGGGATGCAAGCTGATCAGATTCGCAAGCAAAAAATTGATGAAGAACGTGCACGACTAACATTTGAAGAGCAACAAAAAGACTGGACGCAAAAGGGTAAATTGCGGCCTTTTGAAATTGATACAGCAAAAACAAATCGAGATTTAGGTAAAGCAAATCTTTCTGGCATATTTGTCAATAATGACATTGCTGCCATGAATAGGGATACAGTACGAAGGCAACAGCAGGGACGCGACCAACTATTTGACTTGTCAGTAGCTACACCTCGGCATCAAGAAATGAAGGATTTGACTGCCGGGTTGCTGTCGCTTGACAGTACTATTAACAGTCAAATGACTATTGCTAATGACGTGACGAAGCCAATGGCTGAACGCGAGGCAGCTCAAGCTGCAATACGAAACGCTCATAATAGTAAATTTGCGTTGTTTAATAATGCAAAGAGTAAAGTTGGTTCAGTTCCTAATTTAACTTACGCTGATATTGCTACTGCTGCTGGAATTAGACAACCTGATCCAACTAAGCCAGTTGACTGGAATACTTACAATAACTGGGAATCTCATTTCCCAGCATTTACGCCTGTTCCATTGCGTAAGGTAATTGCTGCATCACCTGAAGGGAAACAATCTCTTGTAGATCTTGATAAGGCAATATTAAATTCGTTTGACATGACAAAACACGTTACGCGTCCTACTAAATTTTTTGATATTCAAAAAATTAAAG